TATCTTGGTTTTCTTTTCAGGGGGCACACATTGTCTTGCGGGTTTAACCTCTACTATATATCTCTTCTTACCATTTTTTGTCTCCACTTCTACCAAACCGTCAGGATAATATTTGTGAATTTTATTATCTATAGGAGAAACATAAGGAACACTAAACTCTTCAGATGCCCACTTGCTGACATCTTCTCTTCTGTCACACCAACGCATAAATTGTAATTCCCAACTACTTCTATAAACTATGTTATTAACATTACCCATATATTTTTTAGGGTTTTTTGGATGAAATTTTCCTTGATGAAATTTACTCATCCTTTATACATAGTATATAATAGTTAAGTGTATTTATAGATGGCTGGTGCATTGCCTAATGGTATAAGAACGTCAGACCTAAAGAGTAGGGTATTGAATCTTGCTCAAACTTCTGTATATCAAATTAAACTAAATCCGCCAACAGAAGTAAAGGCCCTTTTAAACACAAGAGGATTTAATTTCAATCTTGATTCATCAAATATTGAACTATTATGTGATAGTGTATCACTTCCTGGAAATTCTTTTCAGTCAACGGATGTAATAAACAACTATGCTGGTGTAACTGAGAAAATTGTTGACCGTCGTGATTTTGGTGGTGGAGTTCAAATGAGTTTCTATGTTGATAGAAACTACAAAGTCATTGATTTCTTTGAAGGTTGGATAGATTGGATGTCTAACCAGTTAAACAATGACGGATATAAGTCACAATTTGCAGCATACAGGATGAATTATCCTGTTACATATAGAGGAGAAGTTTTCATTACTAAATTTGAGAAAGATGCTTATGGAATTGCAAATGGATATACTTTAGTTGGTGCATATCCAATAGCAATTAATAATACTTTATTGAGTTATGGTCAAAGTCAGATTATGAAGTATACTGTGACCTTTGAATATCTGAGATATACTAGAGATCAATTCAAATGGAAAAATAGTTCAAATTCTTTAATAAACAATGCTAGTAGAATCACTGCGGAGGTTCTTTCAGCATTTAATAGTAATCCACATCTCAACCAAGCCTTAAGAGATGATGTTGCCGATGAAGGAAATACAAGACCAGGAACAATCAACTAAATACGAGTAACTGATTTCTTTATTAAGTTATTATGCCTTTACCAAAGATTGCAACTCCAACTTATGAGTTGACTTTACCATCTAATAAAAAGAAAATTAAATATAGACCATTTTTGGTCAAGGAAGAAAAACTTTTGGTTCTTGCTCTTGAGAGTGATGATACTAAACAGATCACAAATGCAATCAAGGCAGTTCTAAAGAGTTGTATTGAAACTAGAGGTGTAAAGGTAGAATCACTTCCTACTTTTGATATTGAATATCTTTTTTTGAATATTAGAGGTAAGTCTGTTGGTGAAGAAGTTGAAGTAAATATTATGGCACCTGATGATGGTGAGACTGAAATTCCTATTCTTATTCAACTTGATGATATTCATGTGAAAGAAGGAGAAGGTCATGATAAAAAAATTAAACTTGATGATACTTTGATGATGGAGATGAAGTATCCTTCTTTGGATGAATTTATTAAAAATAACTTTGATCTCAAAGGTGATGTTGATATTGATAAGTCATTTGAACTAATTGCAAGTTGTATCGATAAAATCTTTAATGAAGAAGAAGTTTGGTCTACTGCTGATTTTTCAAAGAAAGAAGTGAGTGCATTTTTGGAACAGATGAACTCTGTTCAATTTAAACATATTGAGAGGTTCTTTGAGACGATGCCTAAACTTTCTTATGAAGTTGAGGTTGTTAATCCTAAAACTGAAGTGAAAAGTACTGTTGTTTTGGAGGGATTGTCCAGTTTTTTCGCATAGGGATGGTCCATATGGATCTTGAGAACTACTTCAGGTTAAATTTTGCCCTGATGCAGTATCATAAATATTCATTAACGGAGATTGAAAACATGATGCCGTGGGAGAGAGACATTTATGTAGCCCTCTTACAGCAACACTTAGAGGAAGAAGAAGAAAAAGCAAAGGCACAACAACAAAGTTATGGCTAGAGATCCTCAACAACTAAGAAAGGCCTACGAGTATAAGTTAGGGAAGGAACTTACTGTTAAATTGAGTGATGCTCAGATTTCTGAGTTGTCAAAATACTATAACTCCCTACCATCAGATCAACAAAGTGATGTTGATAGTGAAGTTGCAATGGGGAAGGGAGAGTTTTTAGATACTGCCAGATCATTTGCTAAAGAATCACAAAAGGAAAAGGCGAAAGTTACCGGACAAAAGATCAGACAAAAAGCGGAAGCTGACGTTGGAGATTTTGCTCAACAGGAACGTGACTTAGATGCATTAAATACCGCAGCTTCAGAGAAAAAAATACCTAAAGGTCTTGATTCTCTTTTAAAAGAGATTAGGACGGAAGGAGGACCCAAGAAGGGTAAGAAATCATCTGCACTAACAGTTATTCCTAAGAGAGTAGAACATGCAGAACAAAAACTTATAGATGAAGATATTGACCCAAAGATATTAGAACTCCTTGGTATTGATGATCCTACTGGATTAGATTATAGTGACTACAAATCTCTTCTGAAAGAGAAGATGATTGTTGACCGAATGGGTAGTCAGGTTGATAGTGGTAGTTCCGAAATCCTCACTGATGAGTTTAAGAGAATCAAAGAAAAGAGTGGTAAGTTTACAGTAAAGAATCAGAAGATAAAAGCGGCGACTTTTGTAGCAAAAAAGAAGGAACCTAGTTCTTCGGCCAGGGTTGTAACACCCATACCTTTACTTCCACAAGAGGTAGATGAGGATATCAAACCTGAAAGACAGAGTGTTGATAAGACTTTTGCACTGATTGCTTCTAAATTGAATAGTGTTGATAATAATGTTCAACAAACTACTAAGAACATTCAGAAGAAAGATGATATAGAAAAAAAGCAGGATGACCGAGAGAGAATTGATACAGAAATAGCTGGAAATCAAGAAAGAGAAAATATAACAGAAAGAAAAAACTTGTTGGTTGGTACTGTAAGTAATATTAAAAAAAGTCTAAAACCAGTTACTTCTATGGTGAGTGGTTTATTTGATTTCTTCAAAAGACTTGGTTTTGCAATATTTATTATGGAATTGATGAAATTCCTTGAAAATCCTGCAAAGTACATCAATGAAATTTCTAAATTTATCAACAACCAAATTGAAAAACTTGAAAAGAGTGTAGAGAATTTTGTTATTGATAAAATGATCAAACCTTTGAATGGTCAAATTGGTGGTTTGAATAAAAATATAAAAGATTTTGTAACTGGTATTAATACACAGTTAGAAAAATTAAAAAATATACCACTAATTGGTGATAGTGTAAAAACTATAACCGCACCAGAAATACCACTAATTAATGAATCTATCATTAAAGACAAAGTGTCCTTGGGTAGAGTTCCACTAGTGGATGATAATTTCTTGGGTGGAGGGTTTGGAAGTAAAGAAGAAGAACTAAAAGAAGAAACATCATCAAATGGTAAAGGAAGGCCTTCCGATCCTGGAGTAAAACCACAAGAAACATTGATGGGTGAAGGAGCTATTGGTGGTGGTGGAGGTATGGGAAGAGGTGATGAAATGGGTTCTAATGTCTTTGACACTATTGTTTCTGGAGAAGGTGATGTAAACTCTGTAAACCGTGGTGTGGCTGGTGATACTCCAGGTGGTGCACAATCTATCTTTGGTAAGGATCTTACCGAGATGACTGTTGGTGAGATTATGGATGCTCAGGACAGAGGAGATGTATTTGCTGTAGGTAAATATCAAATCATTCCATCTACAATGAAAGAATTTGTAAGTGGTAGTGATGTTAAGAGAAGTGATAAGTTTACTGAGGCCACTCAGGATAAATTTAGGGACTATGTTATTAATATAAAAAGACCTGAGGTTGGTAAGTATCTGAGAGGAGAAACTGATGACCCTACAGAGGCTGGACAAGCACTGGCAAGAGAGTTTGCTTCAGTTGGTCTTCAGTATGCTGAGAATAAAAGACAGAGAGGACAGGGTAGATATGATAATGACTCTGGTGGTAATAAGGCGAGTATTTCTCCTGAAGAAATTACTGCGGCTTTAAAGAAAGATAGAGCGGCTATATCAAAACCTTCTAAACAACCATCTTCTGCATTACCTCTTTCCACACCAGAGATAACAGATGAACAGAAGTCAGATATGTTTAGAAAATCTGGAATGCCGGCATTAACAAACTTTCAGTCTTCTTTACCATCTCAAATTGGTCCACCACTATCAGCTACATCAGTATCCGTCATTGGTGGACTTGGTGGTGGTGAAACTCCAAATGCTAATACTACTACAGCTGGCGCCAGTCAAAGTACAATAGTTGCATTCTCTGCATTTGATCCAACAAATCCAAGTATACTTGGTGCTAAAACAGTTTATGGGGTAGTGGGATAAACTATGGCACTTCCAATACCTTCAAAAAAAATAACAAGTGCATTAGTAAAGACGGGTGATGATGCAAAGAAAGAGGATAAGAAAATATCATCAGAGAAGTTACTTCCTGGTTCAACTGATAAGAATAAAGTAAAGGTATCTAAATTTGGAAGTAGAAAACCCAAGACTTATAGTAAAAAGTTTAAAACTTCTAAGTTCTTACCTCCTTCAAAGATTGAGAACCAGTTTGATCTGAAAAAATTGGACGATCTTCTTACGTCTTTGGTAGATAATACAAAGGACTTAAAGAATGCCACCAAGAAAGATGTTGATGATGAAAATAAAAAGAATATTCAAAAGGTTAATGTAAAAAGTAAAGTAAAGAGAAATAAGAGGGAAGAAAACGCTGAAGAGAAGAAACAGGTTGTAAAAGTTTCAAAACCAATTAAGTTTAAGGCGCCAGACTTCTTAAAGGATATTCTTGGTATGGCTGGAAGACTTGTTTTAGCAACAGGTATTATGTCCATACTCAATTATCTTACAGATCCTGAGAAGAAAGATGGATTGATTCAATTTTTGACAGACCATATAGATAAGATTGTCCTTGGAACTCTGGCAATATTGGGTGCAACTTTTGTTGCTTCATTTCTCCCTGTCATAGGTATGGTAGGAATTCTCCTTGCCATATTATCTCCTATAATAATGTCTCTGGTTGGTGTTTTAGTAAGTCCTCCTGTCATTGCTGCTTTAACATTTTCAGCAATATTTGGAGCTGCTTATGTTGCTCCAAAATTATTTCCAGATTTGGTAAATGAACAAGAAAGAAAGATTGATCAGGCTCCAGGAACAAGAGAGGAGAAGATAAAAGTATTAGAGAAACAGTTAGAAGAATTGAGTTGGTTTGATAAAAATGTTCGGGGAATGGGTCCTGAGATTGAAGAACAACTTCATAGATTGAGGACTGGAAAAACAAAGTCTTATGGTACAGATGTTGGACAGTCTGGAGATGATCTTTATAGAGGTGATGATAAAAGAAAAGAAAGTAGTACAGAAGTTCAAGAACCCATTGTTAAACCTCAAACAAAGGTATTACCTGGTCTTAAACTAGGTGGTTTACAAGGACATAGTGGTTCTGTTGCATATGCTGGACAAAAACGTGCTCCATTAAGTACAGAATATAGTCCATTAGCCCAAAGTGATATTGATGAACAAAATTTGTCAATTATATCTGGTATGGGGGATAGGGAAAGTACTGGTACTGATCATAAAGGATATGATATACCTGCAGAAGAAGGTACACCAATTCGTGCATACTTTCCAGGGGTTATTCTAAGAAACATGCCAAATGTAAAAGGATATGGAAACCTTATAGAATGGAAAGATGATGTATATGGTGAGACTCATATGTTTGCTCATATGATGGAACCATCCACACTCAGTCCTGGAACTAAGTTTAAAAAAGGGACTGTATTAGGAAAAATTGGTAGTACTGGTATATCTGAAGGACCTCATTTACATTGGGAGATTGGACCTGACGGCGGTCAGGTGGAGCCGGGTGAATGGGTCAGAAAACATCCTCAGATAAAAGTGTCACCAAATCAACCAAAATCTAATCAAGATCAAAATGTAAGTTCTCAAACATCATATGAAAAATCTGGAACACAGGTTGCAATGGTTCAAGTTCCTACACCAGTTCCTATGTCTTCTGGTGGTGGATCTGGTGGTGAAGGGGTAATAATAGGTGGTGGTACAGGTCTAGATGTAAATAGATACATACTTGCAACACATTATAAAGAGGCGTAATGTCGAACCCACCATATAAAGAGTCTATCAGACCTGGAGATATAAAAGTATTTAAGATTAGTGGTTCTAATGGTGAATCCGTTGACATTAGTGGATCTATTGGAGAGTTTTTTTATTATGAAAGTATCCTCTCAAATACTGTAACTGCTACTGTTGCATTTATTGATACAGGATTTGAGAAGGAAGGAAATAGTAGAATCAAAACCACTGGTATTGTTGATAGTCTTGAATTAGTTGGTGGTGAAAAGGTTGAGTTTGAAATAGTTGATAGTAATGATATGTCTAGTGAGTCTGAAGGAACGATAGACTCTAAGATTGGTGATTCAGATACAATGTTTATCAAAACTATCCGAAATGTTAGTACCTCAACTACAAAGAAGGTTTTTATTCTGGATTTAGTATCTAAAGAATATTGGACCAATGAAACGAGAAGAGTTACCAAGAGATATGATGGTAACCCAGGGGATCATGTTGAGGATATTCTTAAAAATATTTTGAAGGTTACAGTTGCAACTGATGATATTGAAAGAAGTAGTTACGATTATAACTTTATTGGTAATACAAAAAAACCACTTTATACTTGTACTTGGTTAGCATCTAAATGTTGTACATCAAAAACTTCATCTGATAATCCAAAGAAAGGAACACTTGAAGGTGTGAGTGCGGGTTTCTTCTTTTTCCAGACCAGAGATAGTTATCAATTTAAATCTATTGATACCTTAGCTGACCAACCAGTAAAACCTGGTCGTGATTTTATCTATAATAATACTGGTAAAGAACCAGTTGGTGGTATTGGTGGTAAGAGAGTGAATATTTTAGATTATTCTACTCAACAACAAGCTGATATTGGAAAGGATTTGTCTTTAGGTGTTTATAATAACAAGACTATATTCTTTGATGTTTATAGAATGGTCTCTCCATCTCCTGTAAACTTTAGTTTTGATAAGGATAAGAAAGGGAAAGTAAAACTGTTGAATGAAAGGACTAACCAAGCACAGAAAGAAATTACAGAAACCCCATCCAGGTTGATGCTTAGTGTTCTTGATGTTGGAACTCTACCTAATGGTGATAAATTGGTAGATGATAGAGAAAATCCGTCATTTACGACTAGATCTCCAGAATCAATGGTTCAATCGGTGATGAGATATAATGAATTGTTTAGAACCAAAATAAATATTATTATTCCTGCAGATTTTAGTATCAGGGCTGGTGATGTGGTACATTGTACGTTTGTTAATTTAAATACTGATGTTTCTGGTGGTAGTGAAACACTTTCTGGAAACTTTGTCGTTGCAAATGTGTGTCACAAAATTGATTCAGAACAAACACTATCAAGTCTTGACATTATTAGAGACAGTTTAGGGGACATTGATTAAATGTTAGATCAAAGTTTATACAACAAAAATTATCTAGGAAGAGACGGATTCTATTGGTGGATCGGTCAGATTCCTAATGAAGAAGTTTGGTGTGAGAATATTTCTGGTTTTCCTGCAACAGAAAACACAGATTCTAAGGGATTTGGTGAGAGATATAAAGTCCGTATCATGGGTTCTCAGTTAAATTCATGGAATAGTGATGCACCAACAGAAGATCCTGATATCCCAGATAAAGATTTACCATGGGCAATTGTAATGTATCCTGTGACTGCAGGTGGTGGTCCTGGTGGATCTTATCAGTCTGCCAACTTGACACAGGGAACATTTGTATTTGGTTTCTATCTTGATGGTGAGGATGGACAACAACCTATTATTATGGGAACACTTGGTTACAATGATTTCAACCAAGTTAGTGCAAATTCTCCCACATTCTTTCCCACAACTGGATTCACACAAAATGATAGAGACTTTATTCCACCTTTCTCACTAAGAGAAGTATTTGAAGGCCAAACATTTGCAGAGAATTATGAGTACCTTACATTTAATACAGCTACCTTATGGACTGAGTCTGTAACTGGTGACAACACCATGTTTGACTACGGTTCTGGTCAAGCAGCAAGAGGTGGTAAAGGGAAAGTAGCTCTTCCACCTTCACCTGACTGTAAGTCTCCTTTGAGTGCAATGCAGTTACAGTTGAAGAATACGCTTCAAGAGGTTGAAAAAGCAAAAAAATCTGTATATGATTTTAGATTAAATCTCAATAAAGATATTGCAAAGTCACAAGAATGGATTGATGCTAAAATTATAGAGGGTGCCAAGATAGTTGCAGGTGCTATCAAGTGGTTGTTTACTGAGATTGAAAAGTTTGTCATTGCACAAGTTAATAATGCAGCGAAGAAGACTTATAATTTATTGATGCCCAATGAACAACCCCTAATGAAGGAGGGAATGGAGACTGCTAGTGATATTATTGCATGTCTTTTTAAAAAGATCATAGACAAACTCTTTGATATAGCTCTTGGTTTCCTTAAGGGAATGGTTGATAGAGTTGTTAATACTGCAGAGTGTCTTGTTAATAACTTTTTAGGTGGATTACTTGGTCAACTTGCTGGTTTGATTGATGGTGCTATTGGTCAAGCATTTGGTGCAGTTCAATCTATTATTAATGGTGTCGGTGGTATTGCTGATAGTGCCCTTGGACTTGCAAGTGATGGTCTTAAAATTATTTTAGATGTTCTCTCATTCTTGAATTGTGAGGAAAAACCAGAGTGTTCTAGTATTGATGAGTGGAGTCTATGGGATGGAGCATCTGGTGGATTAACTGGTAATTTTGATAGTTTGATTGATAATATCACTAATACTGCTGGTGCAATTACAAATGCTATAGATATTGATAATTTTGATTTCAACTTAGACTTTAATTCTCAGTTTGATCCTTCTTCTTGTAATACTGGACCGAGAACTTGTGGTCCACCAACTCTTGATATCTTTGGGTCGGGTGTAGGTGCAGCAGTTAATTTAGTTGTAGGTAACACTGGAGAAATTCTTGCAGCTGATATTGTTAATTCGGGTTATGGATACGTCGTAGGAAGTACCTATACAAAAGTTACGGATGATTGTGGTGTAGGACAAGGTGGTATAGTTTATCCTGAATTTGGTCCAGTTACAGATCCCAATGGTAATCCTAGTATTGGTATCACAGGTGTTGTGATAACTGCAACAGGTAAAGATTATCTACCATCTCCCAACGGTTCTACTGGTGGTGATGGTAGAGTTTGGGCAAATCCAGAAGATACTAATGTCACAAATGATGATGGGACTATTAGAGTTCCTATTCCACCAGAGAATCCTATTGGTGTAAGTCCTGGAGATGAAGTTACTACTCCACCAGGAACTGAAACGGAAACTGATAATGGTCAAAAAATTATTGGCGGAATACCAACAGTTATTGTAAATGAAGGTGTACTCACAACTCCTCCTCTTACTATTGTCCAACCTCTTCCCGAATATCCAACATTAGAAATTGGTTCTTATCCAGTTATTCTTTACCTTTGTGATGTGATTATTGAAAGTCCGGGTATTAATTATAAAGAAAGTGATGAAGTTGTTATTGAACCATCAATGGGAGCAACTGTAGAATTTAAACTTGGTGACTTTGGAAAGATTGTAGGAGTTAAAGTTACTAATGGTGGTGAAGGATTTACTGAAATGCCTAAGATTACAGTTAAGTCTCAATCAGGATTTAATAGTAGATTAATTCCAAAATTCTGTATAGATAGGATAGGTGAGAATGATCTGGAAAGAGATCCTGATTATCAAGATAAGATCATTTCTGTTATAGATTGTGTAGGTAAGTTTTAATGACACAAATTAAAGATTGTCATGTTATTAGATATGGTAATAAACATGGAGAACTAAAATTTGGACACATCTGGCCAGATAATAATCAGTCTGCTGTCCTTCTAAGAAGTGGTAGGAATGATGACCATTACATCACTTTAGAACAAAAAGGTGAACCACATAGAAAAAATGGTACAATATGTAGATCACCTGGTGCATTTCAGATAAAAGCTGGTGATCAGTGTACTACAAAAGATGAACCTGGTGTATTCATTGATGCTGTAAGTGGAGACATCAAACTTAATGCCCCTAAAGGTAATGTCGAAATCAGAGCCAGAAACATAAGAATCTATGCTACGGCGGATGGTAATGATAATGGTACTATTGAATTACAAGCCAATGAAAAGATTATTGGTAAGGCACAAACTATTGACATCAACTCCAAAGTATCTACAAAAATCTTTTCTGAGAAGTCTGTAGAGTGTTGTGGCAAAGCTGTGTTAAATATATACGGTGGAATGGTTGACTGTGCCGATGGTGCCACAGAGGTCAATGGTTCTAAAGGAGTACCATCAACCAACGAAATTAAAAACAGAGCATTTTAGTATAATGAAAGTACCTGATCTATTTGTAGGAAAAAGATTTTTCCTTGGTTTAGGAAATCCTGAACTTCTTGGTCGTGGACCTTTGGAGGTCCGGGGTTCGGGGTATGTTGAGGGTCCTACTATTAATGGTGATCCCAATGGTCAATTTGATCCAATCACTGCTGTAGCAGATGGATTGCCTGTAGGACCAACCAATGGTATTGCTAATGTAATGATTGGTCAGAATAAGAATATTGAGATGAAACCCATCCCATTCTATGCTCTGATGGTGAAAACATTTGCAAGAATTAAGAGTTTCCTGAAGGTTGATACTCTTTTGACTGTTAGGACAATTAAATCAAAGATTATCTACACTGAAGTTCTTCTTGCAAGATCAAAGAACTTTATGATACCCCATCCAGACGATCCTAATAAACAACTTGTTTATGCTTGTCTGGAAGG